ATGGAAAGAACAAACAATAAGAAACACATCAGAGAAACAATTTGCAGTTGAGTTTGAATGTGAGTTTCTTGGATCATCAAGTACATTAATTGATCCTCATAAGTTGAGACATTTAGTATTTGAGAATCCATTAGAACACAATGAAAGTTTAAAAATATTTGAAAAGCCAAAGCCCGAACATATCTACACAATAACAGCAGATACAAGTAGAGGCGTAGGAAATGATTATAGTGCATTTGCAGTTATAGATGTGACAGAAGTACCTTATAAGGTAGTTGCAACATATAGAAACAATACAATTGCACCAGTGTTATATCCTAAAGCAATATATAATGCAGCGAGAGGATATAATAATGCTCACGTGTTAATAGAAATAAATGATATAGGCCAACAAGTAGCTGACATATTACATCACGATATGGAATATGAATCTATAATATCTGCACAGTGGAAAGGTCGTGCTGGTCAGATAGTTGGTGGTGGATTTGGTGGAGGAGAAAGTACTTTAGGAATTAGAACAACACCTAGTTTAAAAAGAATAGGATGTTCTATGTTAAAGACTATTGTAGAAAATGATAGATTAGTAATTAACGACTTCGACATCTTGTCAGAATTAACAACATTTGTTGCTAATAAAAGAGGTACGAACTTTGAAGCAGAGCAAGGTCAAACAGATGATTTAGCAATGTGCTTAGTATTTTTTGCTTGGTTAACTAATCAAGACTACTTCAAAGAACTAACTGACATAGATATAAGAAAGAACTTATATGAATTAAATCAGCAAGCCATGGAGGATCAATTAGTACCATTTGGCATTATAGAAGATGGTAGTAAAGACGATACATGGCAAGAAGATCACGAATTCAAAGGTGGAGAACTTGTTAAAAGCTGGGATTACGACTACGATAGGGATAGTACCTTCTAGTCAAGAGTTTTATAAATAAATCAGAGCTTTATAATCTACCGTAAATTAAAGGAGAATTGAAATGCCATTTCAGGTTAGTCCAGGCGTAAATGTATCCGAAGTTGATCTGAGTACAGTTGTACCAGCAGTTTCTACTACAGAAGGCGCCTTAGCAGGGGTTTTCAACTGGGGACCAGCAAAAACTCGTGTCTTAGTTGACAGCGAGGAAACGCTAGTTGCTAGATTTGGAAAACCTATTGGGAGTTTAAACCCAGAAACATTTTTTACCGCAGCTAACTTTTTAGCTTACGGTAACAAACTATTTGTATCAAGAGTGGTCGATGATTCCTCTAAAAATGCTGTGTCCACAGGTGGGACAGCATTACTTGTTGAAAATGAAGATAAGATAGCGAATGCAGCAGTCACCAATGCAGAAGACTTCGTAGCTAGATATCCAGGAACACTTGGATCTAATTTACAAGTTTCAGTTTGTAGATCACCAGGTGACTTTGAACAAGCATCCGTTATTAACGTAGATATTGGACCAGGTGCTAATAGTGGTAACCTGTCTGCTAACGCTGCAGCATTAAATATTAAAGTTGGAGACATAGCCTCTTTTGGTAATACTAAAACAGGAACATTTGATCTAGAAGTTACAGCAATAACAGATGACGCTACTACACCAACAATTAGCTTCAAAAACAAGTATACAGGAAGTCATACTATAACAAATTTACCAATCACTAAGAAATGGAGATACCATAACTTAGTAGATAGCGCTCCTGGTACATCAACATACGCAAACGCAATAAACAGTTCAGCATTTGATGAATGCCACATTGTCGTTTTAGACGAAGGTGGAGAAATCACTGGAGTAAAAGGAACAGTATTAGAAGTCTATGAAGCAGTATCTAGAGCAACAGATGCTAAAACAGAATCTGGAGAATCAAACTTCTTCAGAGATGTTATCGAAAGAAAATCAAATTGGATATATGCACATGGTGCAGCACTATCAGGCGGTCTATTAGCAAGTGGTCTTGCTAGTAGTTTATCAGTTGTTTCATCTAACAATGCAACATTTGATAGCTTGCAAGGTGGAGCTGATTCAGCTACAGAGAGTGCAATTGCATTATCAGCAGTAACAGATGGTTACGATTTATTTAAGTCAGCAGAAGATATTGACATTAGCTTAATCTTACAAGGTAAAGCTATTGGTGGTTCTAACAAAGCTGGTTTAGCAACACACATTGTAGATAACATTTGTGAATCAAGAAAAGACTGTGTACTATTTGCATCTCCAGATAAAGAAGATGTAGTAGATAACATTGGATCTGAAGTTTCAGATATCAAAACATTTAGAAACGATATTACAAATTCAAGTTACGCACTGTTAGATAGCGGATACAAATATCAATACGATAAGTTTAACGACGTATATAGATACGTTCCACTAAACGGAGACATTGCTGGTCTAGCAGTAAGAAGTGATGAACTAAGAGATGCTTGGTTCTCACCTGCAGGATACAACAGAGGTGCTATTAAGAACCTTGTTAAACTAGCATTCAATCCAAAGAAAGCAGAAAGAGATTTACTATACAAGGCAGATATTAACCCTGTAGTAACATTCCCAGGACAAGGTACAATCTTGTTTGGTGATAAAACATTACTAGGTAAGCCATCTGCATTTGATAGAATCAACGTAAGAAGACTCTTCATTGTATTAGAGAAAGCAATTTCAACAGCATCTAAGTTCTCATTATTTGAGTTCAATGATAGCTTCACAAGATCACAGTTCAAGAATCTTGTTGAGCCTTTCTTAAGAGATGTACAAGGAAGAAGAGGTATTGTTGACTTTAGAGTTGTATGTGACGAAACAAACAACACAGGTGAAGTCATCGATAGAAACGAATTTGTTGGAGACATATATGTCAAGCCTTCAAGATCAATCAACTTCATTCAACTCAACTTTGTTGCAGTTAGAAGTGGAGTCGAGTTCTCAGAAGTAACTGGACAATTTTAAATAAATAGGAATAGGAGAAAACAATGGCTTTTAACATTAACGAGATTAGGTCCCAGTTAGCACTAGGTGGTGCTAGACCTACCCTGTTCCAGGTTAATATGTCGAACCCTGCAAACGCTGCTGGGGATCTGAAAACACCTTTCTTAGTAAGGGCATCTCAGGTTCCAGCATCAACTTTAGGTTTTATTGAAGTACCATACTTCGGTAGAAAGGTAAAGATTGCAGGCGATAGAACATTTGCTGAATGGAACGTAACTGTCATAAATGACGAAGACTTCTTAATTAGAAATGCTATGGAAGAGTGGATGAATACAATCAACTCACATCTTGGCAACGTAAGAGGTTTTGGAAGTTCTAGCGACTTGTCATACAAATCAACAGCACAAGTTATACAGTATTCTAAAACTGGAGTACCAATCAGAGAATATTCCTTCAATGGAATCTTCCCTACAAACATAACTGAAATGGACGTTGATTGGAATGCAACAGATGTAATCCAAGAATTTAACGTAACATTCCAGTACGACTGGTGGGAAGTTACTGGTGGTTCTACAGGCAACGCTGGCGGAAACTAAGGATAAAGGCAACTTAACTGTTGCCTTTATATCTTTATTAGGGTATTCTAGTACTCTTATAAATATATTATGAGGTAATCAATGGCAGAATTATTCGGATTCGAGATCAAGAGAAAGACTACAGACAACGATCTGGGGTCTTTTGTTGCGCCATCTACTGACGACGGTGCTGTCGTAGTAGCAGAAGGTGGTGTATATGGACAGTATGTAGACCTCGAACAAACAAGTAAGACAGAAGGCGAGCTGGTTACTCGTTACAGAAAAATGTCAATGCAACCGGAATGTGAAAATGCAGTCGATGATATTGTAAACGAATCTATTGTTTACGATCCAGACAGCCACACAGCAGAAATCAATTTAGATTCAGTAGAAGTATCTGACACAATCAAAGAAAAAATCCACGAAGAGTTTTTAAACATCAAAGACTTATTAGACTTTGAGCGTCAGGCATACGAAATATTTAGACACTGGTATATTGATGGTAGAATGTACTATCATGTTATCATAGATGAAAAGAATGTACAAGATGGTATTCAAGAACTTAGATTTATAGATCCTAGAAAAATTAGAAAAGTAAGAGAGGTCAAAAAGAAACGTAGCGGTACAGGACCTAACACAATACAGCTAGCACAAACTAAGCAAGAATATTACATGTACAATGACAAAGGTTTTAAAGGCGGACCCGGAACAGTCAATCCCGCTCAAGGAACTACCCAAGGTATAAAGATTGCCAAGGATAGTATCCTCCATTGTACATCTGGACTTATGAGTGAAGATAATAAAATGGTATTATCTCATTTACATAAAGCAATAAAACCTCTTAACCAATTACGTGTTTTAGAAGATGCAACAGTCATCTATAGAATATCAAGAGCACCAGAGAGAAGAATATTCTATATCGATGTTGGAAATCTTCCTAAAGTGAAAGCAGAACAATATCTAAGAGATATGATGGCCAAGCATAAGAATAGATTAGTATACGATGCGTCCACAGGAGAACTAAGAGACGATCGTAAGTTTATGACTATGTTGGAAGATTATTGGTTACCAAGAAGAGAAGGTGGTAAAGGTACAGAGATTACTACATTACCAGCTGGACAGAACCTTGGTGAAATGGATGATGTATTATACTTTCAAAAGAAATTGTACAGAGCACTTAATGTGCCAGTGTCGAGATTGGAAGCCGAAACAGGCTTTGCAATAGGTAGAGCTTCTGAGATTAGTAGAGACGAAATAAAGTTTCAGAAGTTTATAGCTAGATTAAGATTAAAGTTTAGTCAGTTATTTGAAAAAGCATTAGAGAAACAACTAATACTTAAAGGAGTTATAACTCCAGATGACTGGCCAGTACTAAGAAGAGAGATAAGATTTGACTATGTAACAGATAGTCATTTCTCAGAACTAAAAGATTTAGAAATATTTAGAGAGCAGATATCAGCTATCAATGACGTCGATCCTTACCTTGGTAAGTACTTCTCACAACAATATGTTAAGAAGAATATACTCAAGCAAACAGATAAAGAGATCGAAGATATGCATGCAGAAATGATGGTTGATGCTGAGAATGAACAGGAACAAATGGACGCTCAACAGCCGGAACAGCCGGAAAATGGTGAAGAACCTGTGGATCCACAAGGAAATGGATACCCAGAAGCACCGCCTGAGCAAGTGTAAGATATATAAATACAGTAGGAGAATATAATGAGTGATAATGTAAGAGATATAGTTGACTTGGCATTAGATGACAAACCTAATAAAGCTGGTGATGTCTTGAACGATGTACTTGTAGATAAACTAGGAGACAAAGTACAAGATATAAAGAACCAGGTTAGCAATGAGTTGTTTGGCCAAGAACACGATCCAGATGCTGAACAGGTTGAAGTACAACCTGAGCTTGACTTAGAACCAGAAGTAGAAGAAGAAGATGGTGAAGAGTATCAAGCTGATCAGGAACAAATAGAAGAGCCTGATGAATCAGAGTCTGTTGAAGATGAAGGTGAAGAACTAGAAGTAGAACCCGAAACTGACGAAGAGCAGGAAGAAGAGGAAGAGGAAAATGAAATCACTGAGACAGATAGTTGAACTTAAAAAGATAGACTTAGTACCTGATCCAGACTTACAAGCTGGTCAAGTATCTAACTATGCTAATCCAAAATCAGAAGCTGAAAAAAGATTCGTCGATAAGCACTTTGATAATGTTCAACAACAACTTCACCCAGCTTTTAAAAATGAAGCTGAACAAGATGCAGTCTTTAAAGGTGGAAACATTAGTAAAGACGAAACTCATGACAATGCAGGAGCAGGTCATTATAAAGATGGTGCTGATGCAGAAGTATATGAGCAAGCAATAAAATTAGTAAGAGAAAATTTAACTGAAGAAAATCTGGCTGCTTTTGACGAGCTAGCTCAAACTAATCCTGATGCAGCTGTAGAGTTTGCAGTAGAGATTGCAACAGAGGTAGCTGAAGACTAATGGCACAGATACTTAAATTAAAAAATTCACAGGCAGCATTAGTTGCTAATAACTCACATGCAGGTAATATTGATCTTGCTACTACAGTAAGAATATACAACAATGCTGGATCATTTGGAAACGTAACAGTTCAAACAGCATCAGCAAATAGTACAGTATCAACTGGCGCTGTTGTTAAAGGTATGATTTCTGTAGGACCTGCAGAGACAGTGTTAATCAAAAAAGACCCAACAGATGAGGTCTTTGGATCAGCAGTTACTTTATTGGCAGCTGCTGTATCAGTAGAGGGGTAACATGAAGCTAATATCAGAAACAACATTTGACCACATCAGACCAGTAATAACTGAAGCTAAAGATGGTAAAGGAAAAGATTACTTTATCGAAGGTATCTTTATGCAAGGTGGTATAAAAAACAGAAACGGTCGTATGTATCCAATGGAAACTTTAGATAAAGAAGTACAAAGATACAACGACACATTCGTAAAGAACAACAGAGCTTATGGTGAATTAGGACACCCAGATGGTCCAACCATAAACTTAGAAAGAGTCTCCCATATGATTAAAGACCTCAAAAGAGAAGGTCAAGATTATATAGGAAAGGCAAAAGTCATGGACACACCATATGGTAAGATAGTTAAAAGTCTTATAGATGAAGGTGCATCTTTAGGTGTATCATCAAGAGGTATGGGATCCATCAGACAGACGCCTGAAGGTATCAACGAAGTGCAGGGTGATTTTCAGCTTGCGACTGCCGGTGATATCGTTGCAGATCCTTCTGCTCCTAACGCTTTTGTAAATGGAGTTATGGAAGGGGTAGAATGGATTTATGACGCTGCTTCCAATTCTTGGAAATCACAAGCTGTGATAGAAGAGATTGTGAAGACTGGCAACGTAAATGCTAGAGAATTACAGGAGAAAAAGGTAGAATTATTCGAAAGATTCCTAAATACCCTGTAAACTAATAATTTATAAATAATATACAAACGTATACACTCAAATTAACGAGGAGAAAAAAATGGCTAATGAACTAGAAAAGTTCGACAATGAAATCGAAGCTGTGGCCGAAGAGCAAGTAGAACTTGACGAGTTTAAGGCCAGCGGTGAAAATTCAGAAATCGCTGACCCTGTGGTTAAAGGAAGCAATAAAAGACCTGCTGATAAAACAGTAGGATTTACTGCACCTAATCCAGGTGGAGCGGACGTAAAATCTGGATCAGAGTCTAAAGGAGAAGATTTAATTAGCGCTAAAGGATCAAAAGCACCAGCACGTAAAGCAGACAAAAGTGTTTCTGCTAACATGAAGGATGCTCCTAAAGTAGCTACTCCAGGACAAGGTTCAGGTGTCAAGGAAGATATCGACGCTATATTTGGTGAAGATTTATCCGAAGACCTAAGAGAAAAAGCTGAGACAGTATTTGAAGCTGCTGTTAATGCTAGAGTTGCTGAGATCAATACTCAATACTCAGAAGCATTTGATGAGCAGATCAACGAGGCTAAAGAAGCAATCAAAGAAGACATGACTGGTAAACTTGATGAATACATCAACTACTTATCAGAGCAGTGGCTAGAAGAAAATAAAGTTGCTATTGAGTCATCTTTAAAAGTCGAAGTTGCTGAATCTTTCATGTCTGGTCTAAAAGGATTAATAGAAGCACATAACGTGATTCTTCCTGAAGATAACGAAACAGATGTTCTTGCATCTCTTGAATCAAGAGTAGAAGAACTAGAAGGTAAACTTGAAGAGGAAACAAGTGAGAAAATAAGTCTTGCTAATGAACTCATCGAGTCACAAGTACAGAACATATTTGCTGAAGCTGTAGATGGCTTAGCAGATACTCAGATTGAAAAACTCCGTGCTCTATCGGAAGGACTTGATTATGAGAACGTCGAGGATTTCTCTAACAAACTAAATGTTTTGAAAGAGTCATACCTTGAAGACAAACAGGCTAAATCATCAGACTTGTCTGATGAAGACCCAGTTGAGCTTGACGAAGAAGTTAAGTCTCTTCCAGGTGGCATGGCCCAATATGCTGACGCGATTTCGCGAACAGTTAGGAAATAATTCGTATTATATTTTAAGGGGAAATTAAAATGGAATCAAATTACGATGCACTCCAAACCAAGTGGCAGCCAATTATTGAGCATACCGACTTACCTGAAATTTCAGATAGTCACAAAAAATCAGTAACTGCTGTTTGTTTGGAAAACACAGAGAGAGCAATTGCAGAAGATAGAGGTTTTTCACCTAACAATCTTTTAGCAGAGGCTCCAACAAACGCAACTGGTTCAAACATAGATAACTATGACCCAGTTTTAATCAGCTTAGTACGTAGAGCAATGCCAAACTTAGTCGCTTATGACTTAGTTGGTGTTCAGCCTATGACTGGTCCTACAGGTTTAATATTTGCTATGAGAAGCAGATACACAAGCCAATCAGGCGACGAGGCATTCTATAACGAAGCTAACTCAGAATTCTCTACAGTAGTAGCAGGTTCTGGTAACAATACCTTAGGTCAATCACAAGACGGTACTCAGCCATCAGGTAACAGTACTTCTTATAACTTTGCAGAAGGTATGTCAACAGCTCAAGCAGAAACTCTTGGTGAATCTGGAAACAGTGCTTTTGCTGAAATGGCTTTCTCAATTGAGAAAATTGCTGTTACAGCTAAGTCAAGAGCTCTTAAAGCTGAATACTCAATGGAACTTGCTCAGGATCTAAAAGCTATTCATGGCTTAGATGCTGAAACAGAACTTGCAAACATCTTATCAACAGAGATCCTAGCAGAGATCAACAGAGAGATTGTCAGAACAGTTAACCTAGTTGCTGTTACTGGTGCTCAACAAAATGTTAGCTCAGCAGGAACTTTCGACTTAGACGTTGATTCAAATGGTAGATGGATGGTTGAGAAGTTCAAAGGTTTAATGTTCCAAATCGAGAGAGAAGCTAATGAGATCGCAAGAGGAACAAGAAGAGGTAAAGGTAACATCATGTTATGTTCATCCGATGTCGCTTCTGCTCTTCAAATGGCTGGCGTGTTAGATTACACACCTGCTTTAAACTCTAACAACTTACAAGTTGATGACACAGGCTCAACATTTGCTGGTGTCCTTAACGGAAGAATTAGAGTGTTCATCGATCCATACTTCACTCCATCAAGTGGTGTTCATTACATGACTGTTGGTTACAAAGGATCAAGCGCTTTTGATGCTGGATTATTCTACTGCCCATACGTTCCACTACAAATGGTGAGAGCGGTTGGTGAGAATACATTCCAACCAAAAATTGGATTCAAGACTAGGTATGGTGTTGTTGAAAACCCATTCGCTAGAGGTACAGATGCTCTATCAGCAGCTGGTGCTCTTGATGATAATGCTAACAAATACTACAGAAGAGTATTAGTTAACAACATAATGTAATCTCGATTACATATTGTTTTAAAGAGGAGTTTCGGCTCCTCTTTTTTTTGGTTTTTTTTCATAAAACTGTTGACTTCAAATCGGATATTGGAGATAATAGTTGTATGTTAAGTAAGGAGAAAAGCATGGAAAATTTTGAAATCGTAAAAGACTATTATAACTGGCAGAACGATCCTAGAAGAGAGGCTGCTAATGGTGTATCACCTGACGACCAGTATACGTTAGCTGGTAGAAGCTACAGAGCTATTCCGTATGGAGCTGAAGTTGGTTTATTTACTAACAGAAATGCTACTGAAGCAGATAGACTTTCTGCAAAGTTTCCTTCATACGAAGGTGATTCAATTGAAGGTAATGCTAAGAAAGCATTCTTTGATGGCGACCTTGTTAGATGGAAGTCTAATGGTAGAATACCTTTCGGTGATATGTTGCTTGACTTCTATCTCTGTGGGTACATTACTAAAGATCAAATGATCAAGTCAGCTATCTTACAAGAGAAAGGTAATGACGAGTTCTGGGCAAATGTTACAAAGGAAAGATTCAAGTGTGAAGACACTGGTGAATGGATGATAAGATTTGTACCAGGTGAGAGTGCTTTCCAAGAGGAAGTTGAATATACAAACCAAAGGAGTGTAGCGTAATGAAAGAGTGGGATCAATTATCAGAAAAGGAGCAACTGCTCCAGTATATCTCAGATGAGTACAAGCGTGCTTATGGCATGAGACCTAGAGGCGACTTCTATAACAATAGAACTGTCGAGCAGCTTAGAGTTGATCTTGATGAGCTCAATAAGTATGCTAA